CAACTGGTGCAAACGGTGTAGACGTATCTGCTTCTAAATCAGATTGGAGAGCTGACATTGAAAACTGTATCGATAACCGTCAAGAAATATTCTTTATACCATAATGGTTGAATCTACACACGGAGGAGGGGGTTCAGATGCCATACGTGGATATGATTATACTCCTTCATTTCCAATAAAGGAGTCATTTGAATTTCCACACGAGAAAGAAGGCTATATCACATTACAAGATGCAGAAAATCGTGATTACAGTGGGGCTTTAAACCAAAGAACTCCTGCATCATTTCTTCATAATTACATGAAGCAGAAAGCAAAGATTTTCAATCAACTCCTATATAGTAAATTTAAAAACGAAATGGATATAGATATAGTACCTGTGTACTTACAATGGAATCCTAGAACTTATAAAATGAATACTTACATAAGAACTGACTGGTTGAAAGCAAAGATACAAGTAGAATTGGATTTTCCTAGATGGTTGGCAAAAAAGAAAATGTATAAGAAATCAAAAATAGCAAAGATGTTCATAGAAAATGCAACGTGGGCAACTCAAAACGGAGGACGTGCTCCGTGGTATAGGAATCTATACAATGAGTATCTTGAAGACACAAAAGATAATCCCAAGTATTCAAAAATGAATATGAATAATAAACCTGATGGACTTACCATATTTAGTATTGATGAGATAAGAGGAGAAAGACCTACAAGAGGTAAAAAAACATTTACAGGTAGTGATTCAGATATAATGCAATATGAAAGAATAGGTAGTGCAACACGAGCATCAGAACAAATTACTAGACGATTTTTTTTAAAACCTTTACAAGGTGATGATTTTGTAAAAATGTTAACTCCAAAAAACGCAGAGAAGATATGGGGTGACAATAATATGAAACAGTATATAAAAGAGAACGTTTCAAACGTGGCAAGATATAATGAAATAATGAAAGAAGTTCAAGATATTTTGTGGGATCAGATAAAAAAAGTTGACTTTCAGAAAGAGTGGGAAAAACACGAGGAGGTTAGAAAAAGAGTAGATGAAAAAGGAGTAAACACAGGGGAA